CTGATGCAAAAAACATTCAACTTCCCGTTGGGCGGTGGTCTTGATCTAACCACCCCACCAGCAGCGATCCATCCCGGACGTGTGTTGAGTGCGAATAATTACGAGCCGAATGATGAAGGTGGATATCGCCGGATAGCAGGCTACGAACGATTTGATGGTCTGCCGAGCCCCACCGATGCAAGTTACTGGTTTATTTACTTCGACCAGGGTACGGGAACCGAACCCATTGCCGGCGATATTGTTGATGGCGTGTCCTCCGGTGACAGTGCCAAGGTCCTGTTTGTTATCACCAACAGCGGGTCATGGGGCGTCGATGCCGCAGGCTGGATTGTGGCGGTCAATGCGACCGGCCTGTATACCAACAACGAAACCCTTGAGGTATCAGCCGCGACCATCGCGATCGTAGACGGATCGCTACTACTTGGCGGTATCGGGGCAGAAGAACAGCCCGGTGCGAGCGATGCCTTGCATGAAACCTACCTGAGAGCGGCTAGAGAAGCCCGTAGAGCACTCATCGCCGAAGTGCCGGGCGCAGGCCCAATTAACGGCGTATGGCTCTATAACGATCTTGTGTACGCTGTCAGGGATAACGCGGGGCAGACCGAAGGTGTGATGCACGTCTCGAGCGCGTCCGGATGGGCAGTTGTGGATCTCGGTGACTATATCGACTTTACGACCGGTGCTGTGACCTCGTTCCTGGAGGGCGAAGTAGTAACGCAAGCTGTATCTGGTGCAACCGGTGTGGTCGTTGCTGTCGGCATAACCTCTGGGTCTTTCTCTGGTGGCGACGCGGCAGGCAAGCTATACCTCAAAACAATCACTGGCACCTTCGATGGCACCAATACACTGTCGGCTCCCAGCACGGCAACCGGCACCAGTGCCAGCGTGTTAACTGCAGTCACCTTGCCAGCTGGAGGTAAATATCAATTCTACAATTACAATTTTGGGGGCTCGATTGGTACTTATAGTATGTGGGGTTGTAATGGTGTCGGGCGCGGTTTTAGGTTCGATGGCACCGATTTTTCCCACATTCATATTACCGGGCTTACGGATGCCATTGATAAGCCACAACATACTGTTGCCCACAAAAAACATTTGTTTTTCTCGATCGACTCCTCTGTACAGCATTCCAGTACGGGCCTACCGATGGAGTGGAACGCACTTACCGGTGCCTCTGAAATTGCGACTGGTGATATTGTTACCGGTATGCAGGATCAACCAGGGGGTACGCTTGCTATATTTAACCGAAACCGGACCTATATCCTCTACGGTGATGATGTCAACAACTGGGATCTGACTGACTACAATCTGGAAAAGGGTGCGCTCGAGTGGACAATACAGGATGCAGGGGTATCAATTTACTTCGACGACCGCGGCGTTTCAATCCTTGGTCAAACCGATAAGTTTGGTGATTTCTCTCTTAATTCAGTTTCACAAACGATTGATCCGATCATACAGTTCAAGAAGCGCCTGGTTAATAATTCGGTGCGGATTCGTTCCAAGAGCCAGTATCGCGTGTTTTTCAGCGATGGCACCGGCCTGATTCTACGGGTAGACAACAGCCCGAGGCGCGGCAACCAGTTACGCTATGAGTTCATGCCGATGCAGTATGACGCTACCATCGAGGTTATTTGCTCCGAGGAGGATGGGGCAGGCTTCGAGCGCACCTTCTTTGGTGCGACTGACGGATTTGTCTTCGAGGCCGAGAAAGGTGAGTCTTTCGATGGTGCTTTAATCAAGTTCTTCCTGCGGTTACCTTTTTGCCACTGCAAGTCACCACGTCAGAATAAGCGGTTTCACAAGGCGTCTTTTCAGGTGGATTCGCCGGATCAGACCGTTATCAATTTTTCTCCGGAGTTTTCTTACGGCAAGCAGGCAGGCGCCACACAACTACCGGTAGCTGATTTTTCCACGGCTGGTGCCGAGTGGGATTTGGGCGCTTTTTGGGGGAGTTTCATTTGGGATGGACAACTTGTTGGGGAGGCCGAGGCCTATATTCAGGGCGTAGGGATTAACGTCTCATTGCAGATACTGGGTGAGAGTAATTTCGAACGACAGCACACCTGGCAGTCCGTTACCTATAACTTCTCTCAGCGAGGATTACAACGCTAATGGCTAACGATTATTTCAATCATGTCGCGAACAGGGTACAGGCGGGCACGCGCGCGATCGCGGCTAACGTCAACTCGGTCGCTGACGAGATCGCAACCGGTCTTGATCTCCTACCAACCGAGGATGAGTTAAAACTGGGCCTGACCCGGTACGCAGTCGATACCGGTGCCGCCGATGCTTACGTCCTGACGATGCCGTATGTGCCGAGCCTGACCGATGGGTTCAATCTGACATTTAAGGCCGTGAACGCGAATACCGGTGCTTCCACGATGAATGTCAACGGGACCGGTATCAAATCAATTGTTAACCCTGATGGATCGGCGCTGATTGCCGGTACCTTCGGCGCGAACGCGATCATCATTCTGGCCTACGAGTCAATCGGTGATCGCTACATCCTGGTATCGCAGAACCCGGCTCAGGCAGCACTGGCACAATCGAGTGCGATTGCATCAGCGGTAAGCGCAGCTGCGGCCCTTGTATCAGAAAACAACGCTGCGACCAGTGAATCGAACGCGAGCACCAGTGCGAGCAATGCCTCGACATCAGAAACCAACGCCGGTACCAGTGAAACCAACGCCGGCACCAGCGAAACAAACGCCGGGATAGATGCGGCAGCAGCACTGGCCGATCGCCTATTATTCGAACAGAGCTACCTTGGCTGGAAGGCCGGAGATCCAGCACTGGACAATGAAGGCAATGCACTGATCGATGGCGCTCTGTACTGGAATACCACTACCAACCAGATGAACGTCTATGACCTGGGCGGCACTAGCTGGGGGGCACTCCAGGATGGCGGCAACGCGGCGACTCTCGGTGGCATCGCTCCAGCCAGCTTTCTGCGCAGCGATGTAGACGACACCTTCACCGGGGTCATGACTGTCGCCGGTCGGATCGATGTCGATAATCTCAGGATCGATGGAAACACGATATCTGCCCCATCATCGGGCGGCATCATCCTTACTGCCTTTGCCGGGTCTGCGGTTTCCGTAGAGGGCGTGTCATTCGATGGTGGCGTGGTTACAGGCGCAAGTGCGATCTCAGCTACCAATTTTACTGGCGCACTCGCTGGCAATTCGACAACATCGTCTAACACCACGGGCAACGCAGCGACCGTAACAACAAATGCCAATCTTACTGGTGGGGTTACCTCTGTAGGAAATGCCGCGACAGTCGTCACTAACGCCAATCTTACTGGCGGGGTTACCTCTGTAGGAAATGCCGCGACAGTCGTCACTAACGCCAATCTTACTGGCCCCGTTACCTCTGTAGGAAATGCCACAGCAATAACCAACGATGCTGTGACAAATGCGAAGCTCGCTAATGTTGCTACCTCTACAATCAAAGGTAGATCTACTGCGGCTACAGGTGATCCAGAAGACCTAACCGCAGCGCAAGTTAGATTAATTCTTGCTCCTGCAGGCATACTGCTTGAAGAAGAAGTTTTTACTTCAGATGGCACATGGACAAAACCTGCTGGAACACTTGCAGTCGAAGTGGAGATAATTGGCGGTGGCGGAAGTGGTGGTGGTTGTGTATTAACTGGGTCTACTCAAACATCAGCTGGTAAATCAGGCGGTGGGGGGGCATACAGTTATAAGCGAATTGCATCCGGCCTCGGTGCTACCGAAACAGTTACAGTAGGTGTAGGGGGTGTGGCCCCTGGTGCACCTACTTCTCAAGGTGAAACCGGTGATGACGGTGAAGATTCGTCTTTTGGTACTCATTTGGTTTCAGGCGGCGGTGATGCGGGCCCATCCCAATCTCTCACAGGCGTAGACGTTAATCAATATTATGGAGCAAACGGTGGTGTTGCTGATGCAGGTGCCGATATCGGTATCGATGGTGGTAGAGGAGACTGGGGGATGATTGCTGGCGCAGTTGGGAATCACGGTTCACGTGGTGGAGTAGCCCCAGTATATGGAGGCCACCATAGAACGCAAGGTACACATGGGGGGCAAACGACTGCCCCCGCTGATGCTTTAATATACGGGGGCGGCGGTGAAGGTGCCGTTAATAATGAATCAAAAGCAGCGCGAGTTGGCTCTGCTGGTGCAGACGGTTTAGTTATTGTACGATCTTATGGGTAATATTCCCACAAACCAAAGACTGAGGAGTCTAATATGTTTAATGAACAGGAGTTAAAAAACTTACAAATTTTTCTGAACCGGGTGGACATCAAGGGGCACGAATCACTGGCCCACGCCGAGGTTATGATGAAGATAGGACAGATGCTGGCGATGATCAATAAACCGACACCGCCGAAGGATCCGCCACCGAAGGATCCGCCCGAGGACGATATTACCGAGGAATGACATGTCAGTACCTGCAGACCAGATGGAAAATATAAGTAACCCGCTCGATGATATCCGCGCGGGCTTGCCGGAAGTCGATACATCGATCGATCCATCGGAGTTCGCCTCGGATCCGGACGTGGTGACAGCCGATACCGTTCAGTCGGACGTGTCGCTTATTGACCCACCGCAGGATATAAATGCGGCGGAGATAGGCGAATACACTCCCTACACGGATGTCCAGGGGCAGGTCAATCCTGAATCAACGGTCGAGGGGCGTCTGAGCGGGCTACTGAGTCAGAATAACGATTACATCAAGCGCGCACGCACGGAGGCCGAGCAGTTTGCCAATCGCCGTGGAATGCTGAATACCAGTATGGCGGCAGGCGCTGCCGAGGGCGCTGCGATCGACCGTGCTTTACCTATTGCACAGCAGGATGCCGCGTCCTTCCTCAAGCAACAGTTTATCAACCAGGGCTACAGCAACGATGCCGCTGAGTACCTGGCCCAACAAAGTGTTACGCGCGAGAATCTGGAGGCAGGCCTCGAGCAGGATACGAATCAGTTCAATCAGGCGAACACCCTGGAAACCCAGCGACTGAATGCAGCAGCTGAAAACCTGTCATCGAGCCAGTATGCGCATGCGCAAAATGTCGCGTCGAGTGCGGCAGCGCAGGAAGAAAACCGAAATAACTTCGCGGTATTGTCAGCTGATCTGCAGGGCCAGTTGGCGGGTATCGATAACCAGCTTGCCACAAATCTCCAGCAGCTCACGTCACAGTATGCGATCATGGAAAATCTCGACAGCATTAATGGTTCGATTTACCAGCAGCTGGTCGCTGAAATAGGTACTATCCTTGCCAATACCGATGACCCCAATGAAGCGCGAGAAAAGGTCAACGCGCTGATCAATTCGGCAGGCGTCGAGTTCGAGTTCTCGAGCGGTGAAGCGGTTGGTGGCGGCGGGACAGGCCCAACGACTACCGAGGCACCACCCCCAGCACCAGACGGCGGTGGTGGTGGAGGCAGCTTTGGTGACGGTTCCGGTGAACCCCCAGGTGCCTCTGCTACTACCGGTGGTGATGGCGGTGGCTCTCAAAATGATAGTGGCGGTGGCGGAAGCTCTCCAAGTGACGCGGAAGGAACTCCTTTTTAAATGATTATTCGATACGCATGTTTCGCTGACTTACAGTACCTGATGCCGCTCGCGCATGAGGCTCACGGGAAAAGCGTGTTCGCTGATATCGAAATGAACGAGGCGGTCGTGCAACGCAATTTTGTGACTGCAATGGAATTCGACGATGGTTACGCCAAGGTGGTTGAGATCGGCGGTGATGTTATCGGGGGGCTGGTCGGTGTGGTGATAGAGAACCATTTCGGCATTCGTTGTTCGACAGACCTGTTTTGTTACTCGCGTGGCGGAACTGGAAAACTGATCGAAGATTTCGCACAATGGTCGTTTGTCAGAGGAGCACGGTTCGTACAGGTCACAGATCTTACGGGCAACAAGAGATATCAGAAATTATGCCGCACGGTGGGCTTTTCACCCAGCGGCCAAAACTTTACAAAGGTGGCGTAAATGGGCGCATCAGTAATACCAATAATTGGATCAATCATTACCAGTGTGATCGTCTCGAAAGCAGTCGCCGTGATTGGCGAGAAAATCGGGCTATCCGAAGATCTGACTGGCATTCTTAGTGCCGCAGCCGGTGCTTACGCAGGCGCGGCGACATATAACCAGGCAATGGGCGCGGCGACACCCGGGCCCGCCAAGGCGGGCATGGATCTTAGTGCCGCTACGGCAATGCCAACCGCGCAGCCGGCAATGCCGCCTCCTGTTAGCAATATCCCCGGCACTCCTCTGGTGCCCGGTGGCTCACCCTATACCTCTCCTCAGTCTGCTGGTGGCGGAATGTTGACCCAAGCCCCGCCACCGGATCTGGCAGGTGGTGGTATGCCGCCACCACCTGGCGGAACTACGGCCAATCAGGTTATCGAATCTCAAACAGCTGGCAAAGCAGGCGAAGACAGCTGGTGGTCGAAAATGTTCAGTCCAGGGAAAACGATGGATCTGGTAATGGCTGGTATGCAGGGTTATGGCGAGGCTGGTATGCGTCAATACGAAGTTGACCGGCCTTACGAAGTCGAGAAAGATCGCGGCAGGCGCTGGGAAGAAATGGGCACCAGCGGCTTCAATCAGGTCACGCCGACCTATCCGAGTCAAGGGGGTTAAGTCATGCCAGGAATGTTAACAGAGCCGCAAGGCAACCCTACACCGAGTTCGGGTCCAGAGCAGACTCCTCCCGCCGCGGCGAACCCAGGCGCTGGGAATCCCCCTCGCGGCAGTGCTTCTGGGCCCGAGCACTCTAAAGGGGATTTTGAAGAACAGCGCGATAAGGCTGTCAAGGCGATCTACGGCGATCGCTTCGACCAGCTGGTTAAAATGTTTCAGACCAACGGGCCGGAAAAGTTTGCGCGGTCGATGGCGATCGCAATCAATACCGGTTTGTCGGCAATCGAGGAGGAAGGCCAGCCGGGGGATCCCGAAATGGCCGCAGAGGTCGGTATGGATATATTCAAGAAACTCCTCGAGGACATGCTGACCAAGCCCAATGAAGGCATGCCAGCAGTCGTCGAGAATGTACCACCAGCCCAGCTGAACGAAGTCATGCCGGCGACACTGGTGATGTACGCAGACGCACACCCCGATGTGTCGAAAGAGGATATCCAGGGTGTCATGCAGGAAGTGCAGAAAGGCGCACAGGGGGGCAATGTTGACAATCAGGCGCCAAATGGCAGCCAAATGGCAGCCAATCCGGCACCAGCTCCTGGAGGGTACGTGTAATGGGCATGCTGAAATATGGCGCTATGGCTGGAGTAGGCAAGGAATGGCTGAAACAGTCGGACGAAGAACGCAAGAACGATTATCAGGAGGTCCGTGACAAGCGGCTATCCGAGCTCAAGAAAGGCGAGCTCACGCACTTGTCCAAGGAAAAGACGAAAGCTGACCGTGACAAACCATTTGCGGCATCAGCCAGTAGTGATGTGTTCCAGTACAGTGCCGAAACCGACCGATACGAAAAAACGCATTCGGTGGATGACAGGCCTCTTGCTGGCTCAACAACGCAAAAGGGCAACCTGGTCACAATGACCAGCGGCGATCAGCGCACATTCGAAGAACTGCGTAAAAACTGGGAAGGTATGGCATTCACCAAGGACGAGTTTGGCAATCCGATCCGTAACAACGATGTCCCTGAATTCGATGCGTGGTTTAATGCCCGTGTACAGCCGCAGCATCGCATCAACCCACAAGAAGCGGCACCCGAGGAACCCGAGGAACCTACCACTGCTGCAATGGAACAGGCGCGCACCGAGTACAGCGAGAAGTCCAGTTATCTCGAGTCCGACGAATCACAGTTCGGTATGACCGAGAAGCAGTACGTCGATAGGCGAGCTCGCGAGATCATGAAGGAAGCTCCTGCCCAGAAGAAACAGGGCGGCATGCTGACCGAGAGCGAGACCATTACACCGAAGGCCAGAAAACAAACCAAGGTTAAATCTCCATTGTCTCAGGCTGCGAAAACCGATCCAGTGCAAATGTACGCTGAACTCATGGCGCAATTCGGCGCTGATAGCAGTGATATCGGAGAGCAGGACGTTATCGACACGATTCGCCTGCACTTTAGAGATCCTGTCTGGCAACCTCCAGCTGATGCGCTCCAGTGATCGATGCTAATAGATCTCAATTTCGAGGACGAAGAAGAAGTCCAGGCTCCAGAGACTGAGAGCCAAATCGCACTCGAGTTCGAGGGCGAGGAAGGACGCGAACCGTTAGCACCAGGTGTTTCTGGTGAAATGCTCCCTACCGATCGCAATCCCTTTGAGTGGATCCGTGATGCCTACATGGAGGGGTACAGCCAAACTCGGAAGAATATCGCCCAGCAAAAAGGTCTGATGTTCGATGAAACCAAAGAAGACACTGCCCGCACTGGAGCTCGCATTAAAGAGCTCGAGCGCACGGCAGAGGGTTATGGTCCCGAGCTCGATACCATGCAGCAGCTGTACGAGATCTCGGAAGCCGACAGTATCTCCGATGCAGTAGGCCTGATGATCAAGTACCCCGAGGCCACTGCCCAGGTCACACTATCATCACTCGGACGGTTTGCGCCGGCACTTGCCGTCACTACCGGCGTTGGCACGGTTACAGGTGGGGCGGCTCTGCCACTAATGGCTAGCACGTTCATGGGTAGTCTGAGTGTTGAATATGGTGCGGTCATGGACGAGACGATTAGCGAGAGTGGTTACGACTCCGAGGATCCGCGTGCATGGCAAAAAGCGGTGTCTGACCAGGCAATGCTCGACAAGGCCAGGGAGCGAGGCGTTAAGCGCGGGATACCAATCGCGGTATTCGATGCGATATCGATGGGGCTGGCGGGCAGGTTACTGGCTGGCGCCAAGCCGACCGCAATATCGATCCTAACCAGATCCACCGGTGAACTGGCCCAACAGTCGTTTGCCGGAGGCCTTGGCGAAGCAGCTGCGCAGGTAGTCGAAACAGGCGGCATAGAAAAACCCGGTGAGATTGCACTCGAAGGCTTTGCCGAGATCGGTCCAGGTATGGTAGAAACTCTGATTGGTTACAAGGGCTCGAAGCAGCAAGCGCTGCGTAAACTGATGGCCGAACAGGCTGGTTACGAGGCCTCTCAGCGCGTGGCCGATGCTGCGATCACTCCTGATTTCGAAGTCCACACCCTTGAGGAAAATGTTACTGCGATCGATCAAGCGCTTGCGGCTACACCACCAACTCCTGAGACGCGCCCCGACGAGGAATCATTAACAGAGAAATTCGAACTCGAGGAGCAACCAGCCGAACCAGAGCCGTTGCTGGATCTGGAACAACAGCAGGCCGAGGACGAAGCGAATGTTTATGTGCTCGATCAGCTGCGCGCACAATTCCCTGACGCCAGTGAGGCGGAACTACAGGCGGCGATCACAACCGCCAGACCGAAACCCGAGGAACTGCCAACCGAGGAAGATCTGGGCTGGATAGCACCCGAGGAAATCGAACAGCCGCCCCCTGCCAAGACCACTCCGGAGCCAAAAGGCGGCCAGCCAGATGTCGATTACATGGAGACTACGGCTGTAGAACCCGAGGAAAAAACCCCTGAATGGGGGCCAGTCGACGAGATCTCCCGCGACGAGGTAGTACAGGCCACCGAAGCGGTCGAACCGACCGGCGATGCGATAGATACTGCCGAGGCCTACCGCACTGCGCACCCTGAGTTCGAAGGTACGATATTATCGTTCAAGCCTGGAGACGATCGCTACGGCGAGGCGATGGAGCACTATTACGGTGAGATTGCCGGCACCGAAGACGCGGATAATATGCCGGTCGATGTCATGCTCAACAAGGATCACGACCCCGGCGCCGATACCCCGATATTCATCATCGACCAGATAGATCCCGATACGCAGGAGTTCCGGCAGCACAAGGTCATGGCTGGGTTTGATGAAATGGCAGAGGCCGAGCAGGCCTATATGGATCAGTGGGGCGAGGAAGGCCTGCAAAACACCAGTGAGCTGACGCCCGACGAGTTCAAGGAATGGATCTCGACCGGCGATCACAAAGTACCGTATGGTGAGACTATTCCAGCTGCAGAAAGTCTGCCTACAACCGAAGAAGTATTGCCAGACGATACCGTTGACGACGACGATCGTTCGTGGGGCCCGCAAGGCGCTCCCGAGGGAATGGAGATCCAGCCAACCGAAATCAACCCGCGCGAATGGATCAGGGCGCGCAAAACCATGACCGGCGAGTACCCAGGCTGGCCGTCAATTATTGCACAGCAAGACGCACTGAAGGCCGAGGCGGCTGGATTGACACCCGAGCAGTGGATGGAGCAAACCCGAAAGAGCCCACCTGACACCGATATTTACAAAGTTGGATATGAGCCGCCAGAGGAAGTCACCGCAGAAAAGTTGACACAGCCTCGAGAGAACCCTTTCAAGGACAGATCCCGCCCTGATTACATTTTCAAGGAAGATTATGAAATGGGAGTTACCCCAGAGGGGGTCGCCAAATCAGCGCTTGATACTGCCGGTCAATTGCGTACAGATGCCGAGGAGTTGGTCAAAAAATCTGTTATTGAGGGCGAGTTCCGTGACAAGGTGCTGGAGGAAATTAGGGCACTGAGTAAAGCCGATCGCGCGGAAGATCAGCGCGTCAGGCAAACCGAGAAAACCCAGCAGAACCTGAAAACCTCCGAAGAAGATGATGCGGTGACGTTTCTTCGCAAGCTGGGTGGTCTCAATATGACCAGCCAGTCGGATATCCCTGCAGGACGATTGAATCACCTGAATGAAGACAACCGCATGATAGGCCTGCCGGGAATTGAGCAAACCGGCGATCGTGGCCTATCGCTTTCCAAAGCCACTGAGGCGTTATGGGGAGGCGGATTCATTCCCGCGAACGATGAAACCCTGGCAATTAACCTGCTGTACGAAGCCGAAAGCGGCCCCCAGTACACTGCCAAAGGTTATGAAATTCGGGCCGCGGCCGAGCAGGAGGCCGAGAACAACCGCGCCCAGCAGGAATACGAAGAACGGCTCGAGCAGGATGCCGACGAGATGGCCGCGTATATCATCGAGCAAAGCGGTGGACCGCGCTTCTCGAGCGAAGACATCCCAGAACTGATATCATTGGCAGCTGACGAAGATTACGGAGCTGTAATTGACATCACTGGGGATAACACCTTGTCGGAAGATGAGGTACGAACCAGACTACAGGCGATTATTGATGGCGAAGAAATCCAACAAGCAGAAGTTGCTGCAGATACAACAGGCGAGGGAGCGGCAGAGGTTCCTGAAAGCGCACCAGGACTACCGGAGCCAGCACCCGAAGCCGCAGCCCCCGAAGAAGGCGTAACCCCCGAAGAATATTACGCAGACCTGCAGGAGCAGATCAAAGGCGAACCCAAATGGCGCAAACTACTTGAAGCCGCGCGCGCTGACGAGGATTTTGCCAAATACCTATCGGCAGAGCACATTAATCAGGAAGCTACAGAGCACGGCTGGATAGCTGGCTACCTGAACGCCAAAGAGCTTAACCGCACCAGCAGCGCATCACCGAGTGCTGGTGAGAATATCGCTCGGGATCTGGAACTGCATAACGATTTCGCGATGGCTCACTACATCGGGCAGCAATCATGGATTGGTCGCGAGCGACTGCTCGAGGCGGAAGCGGAACCAGAGGCAAAACCCGAAACACCTGGTGAACAAAGTAACCGATTGGTCGAGCACATTACCGAGGCCGATTACCCTGTTGGTACAGAGTACATCTGGGGTGGATTCAAGGCCAAGGTGACAGGGATCCAGACGAGTGAGGAAACAGGCGGGCGTCCGTTGGTTAATCTGGAAATACTCGAAGGGCCGCGAAAAGGAGCCACTGCCACTGCACCTGGGCACCTTAAAAATCTTCAAGCAGACCTGATTCCCCCGTTCGACATCGAAACCACTATGGGTACGGTGCGGCTGGACGTTCAATGGGCAATGGGCCTTGAGCGTTACCAGGAGATCTACGAAGAAAAGACGGTTGGCATGTTAAACATCCAAATGCACGGTCCGGACGACCGAAACGGTTCGATGCGATATCGCAGCATAGCCGGTATGCCGGTCAGGGCCGAGACCCCAGAGCAACTGCGCGACCCCGAGTGGATCAAGGATGTCGCGATTACGGCGGCAGATAGTGTGCTGAGAAGGGGCGAATATTTCGGCGAACACGTCAACATGGGCAAATACAAGGGCGGCAAAGCAAGGGTAGTGGGGCGACCACCAAGCTCCATGACCGAAGTGCTCGACCTTAGCCGCGAGCCTACCCCGGACGCGAAAGACCTGAACAAGATCAAAATTGCTGTCAAGACCGACGAGGAAACAGTCTCCCACATGGCGAAGTGGTGGGTCGATGCGCTGGATAAGCGACTCGAAGCGGTCGCGAAATTGAGGACATGCGCATGAAAGCCACACAGAAGATGCTGGACGACGCCATTAAGGATGGCGCTGATGTGAAGCCGATCCGTAAGGTACAGCCACCACCAGCTAAACAAGAGGCAATGAAGGCCTTAGAGTCAGTTTCCGACAAATCTGACGAGATATCGCTTTTAAGGGCCGAAATAACGCAACTAAGGGCAGAGCTCGCGGAATCGAAGACAGTGGCTACAAATCGTTCTGAGGAGCTCACAACCCTATTTTCAGCCCTATCCGAGAATAAACCGGTTCGATTAAAGCCGGTTCGAGACATGAACCGTGAATCACCCACTTATTTGCTGGTAGAGTATTATGATTTCATACCCGTAAAATACACACGGAAACTTGACTCATGAGCCTGAAAGACTGCCTCAGAATAGTAAAAACGCTGGATCCAGCGGATCGCGACTCGTTTAACGCCGAGTTCGAGACGCTGACCAAGGGCGGGATACCGCCAGAGGAAGCCTATGCCGAAGCTGCCGAAGCGGTCATGGAATCTATCCTGAGCGATCGCAACGATCTGGCAACCGATATCGTTGGGAAAGAGGGGTATCTCGAAACGCTGACATTAGAACACCTGGTCAACCCTGCCAGCTACGAACAGGCCCCGCGCGGATTAGCTGGCGATATCGCCAAAATGTCCAGTGATGATTTCGACGCGCTCCTCGAGGAGGCCGCACCGACACCCACCAAGGACGTGCCTGTACCGAAAGAGCCAGAGCCGAAGCCTGCAAAGGCCCGTGCACCGGCCATATTCATTGGGACTCGTCGTGGCAAGAAGCTGCGTAAGGAGAGCGTAAAACAGCTCCGAGCGGTGGCGAGGGAAGCCGATATCACCGGTTATTCCAAAATGGACAAAGAGACCCTGGCGACCAGGCTTGAGGCGTGGTACGACGCGCAGGCCTTGGCTGCATTGCCGACACCACCAGACAGCGCAGCCGACACGCTGAAATACGCCGGCTACACCAGAGCGGATTCCGGCATCGGATTTGTTGTCAATTCAGTTGGTTTTGCTGGACATCCATTAAGCGACAGCACTGGCGCGCAAGTAGCGGTTACCGGACAAAAGGATGCTGACACTAGCATTGGTGCCTGGGCGCGTCACTTTGGATCCACTGTTGAGAAAAAAGCCCCGACGTATGAAGGCGAGAAAACCCCGAAGGGATATCACTTTCAAGGGACCGATGAATTCGCGAGATTCGTGAAGGCCTACACCGGCAAGGAACTGGACACCACCAGAACAACCACTGATAGCCCTACTGAATTGAGTTATGTCAATTACAAGACAGAGCCGAAAGAGATCGAGACCTTCGAGCGCGGCGACAAGGTTGAAATAGTACCTGATACGCCGGGCGAGCCATCGATCCCCGGTGAGATCATGGGGTCCGTGGGCAGCATGGAAGCCTCACCGGATGGTATCAAGCATACCCTTGAGAGCTACGTGGTCAGGTACGAGGATCCAGAGAGCGGCGAGATCAAGAACGAGGGCTTCCACCCATCGTTCCTGCGCGAGCGCAAGCCACCCGGGAAGAAGGCCAGAGCCGCACTGAAAGCGGCAGCCAAGCACGGCGTTAAGGGCGCCGATGAAGCACTGACAGGCCTTACCGAGCTATTCGGTGGTAAGGGTAAATTCTCCAGCGGATTCACGTTTGACGAGGAGACCTATGCCAAGGCAAAACCCCATTTTAAGAAAGCGCTCGAGGAGTTCGTAGCAGCCGGTAAATCGCTGAAAGAATTCCTCCAGTACATCCTCGAAAACTTTGGCGAGGGTATCAAGCCGTATTTAAGGCAATTCCACCAGGACGTTTCTAGTGGTAATATAACAGTCAGAGGCGTAAATGATGTTCAATCTACCACACAGGAACAGGCTGCAGCTGGCGAGCCACGTGCAGAGCCAACAGATCAAGGCGATATTGAAGCTGCCGGAGTCCCAGATGCAGAAGTTCCTCTCGAAACAGGTGAGCGACCTGCAGAAGAAGAAGGTACCCCTGCGGATCGCATTGGCCTACCAGTTGATAGCCCCGTTGATGTTGGAGAACAAGGCGATATTGACGTTCTCGGAGATTCCGGAGAATTTCAGCCTGAAAGCGGCGTTACCGGACGTGAAGACACCGGACGAGGCGCTGCAGCTGGCGCAAAAGGAGTATCAGCTCAAACCCCAGGAAGTCGCAAAGCTCAAGCCGATGCTCGATCGACTGCGAGCCGCCTAAAACTCAAACCTACCACCAGCACCTGGGTCCAGTCGGATCCCGAGAATGTTGCGGCAACCCTGCCAGCGCTATTCCCTGAACAGCTCGATGACGTGGTATTCGCCGAGAAGCGGATATACGATAATGGCGCGCGTGGTGTCATGTTCACCAATGGTACCGGTACCGGCAAGACCTTCACCGGCCTGGGCATTATCAAGCGCATGGTCATGCAGGGTAAAGACAACATCCTGATTGTGGTCCCTGGAGAGAAAGTCGCCGCTGACTGGATCAAAGCAGGCATTGTGCTCGACCTCGATATCACCAAGCTGAAAGGTGTCAAAGACGCCGGCAACGGTGTGGTGATAACGAGTTATGCCAATATTTCTGAAAATGATGAAATCGTTAAGCGCGACTGGGATCTGGTCGTTCACGACGAGGCGCACAAGCTATCCGAGAATATGGCGGGTAATGCCACCAATGCACTGAACAAGTCACGCGCCCTGACAGGCCACCCTGACGGTGGGATCCACTACGCCTCGTCGATGGAACGCCCACTACTGGACGAAATGAAAGGCCTGCGCGATCAGATCGAGCATTGGATGGCCGAAGCTCAATTAAACCCGCAAAAGGCAGGTATGTTCTCTGATCAGGCTGAAAAGGCGTCTGACCAGCTGGAAGTGCTTAACTCTCTGTGGCGCGAGAAAAGCCGCGCACACATTCAAAACCGCAAGGAGCTCTGGGCCGCGAATACCACCAAACGGCTAGATCTGACTGCTACCCCGTTTGCTTACGAGAAGTCGGTCGACCATGCCGAGGGCTTTTTGTTCGAATACGATCGCAGCATCGATCAGCAGAGCCGCGGCTACAACCAGCCAGATTCTCGAGGCTCGTTCTTTGTCGAGCATTTCGGGTACAGGATGCGCTACGGAAAGCTGACCGAGCCAGAAGCTGGTGTCGATCGTGGTTTGATGCAACGCCAGTTCAACACCTGGTTGAAAGATCAGGGGGCACTGCGCGGCCGCGTATTGACTGTTGATCACGACTACTCTCGCGAATTCGTTGCTATCGATGATCTGGTGGGGAAGAAGATCGATGATGGTTGGGATATGATTCGCCAGCGCGGGGCCGACAAGGAAAACCCGAACCAGAAAGGTTACGATCTGATGGAAAAGCAGCTGCGAAAGCAGTTCAACTATCATGCCCGGGTCCGGATGCTCGAGGCCATCAAGGCACGGTTCGCGGTTAAGCGCGCTCGCCAGCACATGGCACTGGGGCGCAAGGTGGTATTTTTCCACTCGCGGATCAAGGGCGGCACCATGAATCCGTTCCACGTATTCGCGTCCGGAGCCGCTATGGCCGACAGCGATATCGCTCCTACCGACGAGGATGCAGCAATGTACCAGGCTGCCGCTTCTGAGTTCGTGAACGAGCGACATGATCTGATGACGCTGGATATCAATACGGTACGACCACTGGATCTGTTCGCCGAGGAATTCGGTAACGAGCTCACACTATATAACGGTACGATCACCAACAAGGCGAAGCGGGAAAACCCCGATAGATTCAACAGCGACACCGACGAAATTCAAGTAATCGCAGTACAGGACGAAGGTGGCAAGGAGGGTATAAGCCTGCACGACGCCACCGGTGCCAACCAGCGCGTATTGATCAACCTGGGTTTACCTGTGAGACCGACACAAGCGATCCAGATAGAGGGCCGGATCTATCGCGTTGGGCAAATGTCGAACGCTATATTCGAGTATTTCAATACCGGTACCAACTTCGAGCGCATGACGTTTGCCGAGAAGATATCGGAGCGGGCCAGTACCGCCGAAAATCTAGCGATGGGCGAACAGGCGCGAACGCTGAAAGATTCGTTCATCGACGCTTATGAAGATCCAAGTTTCTTGGATCCGAGTGACGCCCAGGGCGTGGGTGGTAAGGAGACCGATCGGGCGATCTGGGGAGAGATCAGTGAGTTTGATCGAGCCAAGACCCATTACTTCGGTACGCTCAAAACCAAGGGCAAACGCGATCAAAGAGCTGGTGTTGATTATTTCGCCACACCGGAACCACTCGGCATGAAAATGGTCGAGTGGGCGAGTATCAAACCCAATGAGTCCGTGCTCGAACCCAGCGCCGGCCATGGTGCGATCGGACGTTACTTTCCGGAGCTCGCGAACTCAACCTATGTCGAGCCATCGAGTGAGCTGATATCGCGTCTCGCGCTGCGAGCACCAGGTAACCACCGGCAAATGCGGTTCGAGGATCTGGACGTGGGCGGCAACAAGTACAGCGCTATTGTGATGAACCCGCCATTTGGTTCTGGTGGCTCAACCGCTATGGCTCATTTACACAAGGCCATGCATCACCTGAAAAATGGTGGTCGTATCGTAGCACTGATCCCACGGGGCCCAGCTGCAGATAAGAAATTCGATAACATGTTCTACGGCAAGGAAGGCGAACTCGAACAGATGCGCGAGCAGTTGAAGGCAAAGCGCAAAACAGGCGGGAGTGTCGCTGATGAAACACGACGCATCGAGGATCTGACCAAGTATCACATGCGAGCCAATATCGGTTTGCCACCGATCACTTTCACCCGTGCCGGTACCGCGATCAGTGCGCGCGTGGTGGTTATTGACAAGATCATGAATGACGATGCTGTAGTGGTAAACCAGCCACCGCGTGATGTCCATGCAGACACTATCAACGAACTGTTCGATAAGATTCAGGATTTCACTGTTCCCGATCGCACCGAGCGATCGCAGGAGCCATCCGCCTACCTCGCGAAAGAGGGGCTGGTTGTAAGCCCAGACGAGGATAATGGCGTGTGGCGCATACTGGGCAAAACCTTTGAGCACCGCACACTGATCAGGCGAGCACTGGGGGATACCGTCGAATACAAGGGCGGCAGCTGGATAGCGACCGAGGATCCAACTGAGGCGCTATACAAGGAAATGGTCGCGCCTTTGGAAGAAAAAGAAGCTGCGCCAATACCCAAGCCAGTTTGGGTTAAACAGGACTATCAGGAATTCAAATCCACAGACGCATCGATCAACAAAACCTTAAATCCGGTCACAGTCGGTATTGTCGAGAAAAATTACGGTTGGCTATCAGGCACCATCAATGCCGATCTGGGCGGAGGAATGCACGACAACACCGTTGAGTACATGAAGAATATCGGTGTCGAGCATGTGGTATATGACCCCTTTAACCGTTCCGACGAGTATAACGCGGAATCCGTTGAGAAGATCAGGGATGGCAAGGCCAATACCGTTACTATCAATAACACGCTGAATGTTGTCAAAGAGCCAGAGCTTCGCCAGCAGTTATTAATGGAGGCCGAAAACGCGCTCAAGCCCGGTGGTAGTTTGTATATTCAGATCTACGAGGGCGATCGTAGCGGGGTAGGTCGCCACACTAAAGGCGATATCTGGCAGGAAAACCGTAAGGCGACAGATTTCTTGACAGAAATTAAGAAAGTTTTCCCTAATGCCGAGGTTAAATACGGGCTAATTAGTGCCCAGAAATTCATTACTGCCGTGAAGCCGGATATCGCCTCTGCAGCAGCTGCATTGTTCTCAGGGCGTTCAGGCCAGTTGCCGAATGCCCCGAGTGCCCGGTTCGAGACCGCCGAGACCACCCATGCGAAAAAAGGCATCGATTTGTTTGTCGCCTCTTTCAAGGAACGTGAAAGTCGTGAGGAATACCTGCGGGTGCTCCAGATCGCGAAAGAACACGGTGGATTCCATTCTTCGTACAAGGCGAAGGGTGCAATTCCGGGATTTCAATTTGAATCTGCGGAAGAACGAGCGGCATTTCTCGAGAAAGCTGGTCGGAAGCCACAGGCTCTGATCGGTCGCCGCACTGGTGGATCCACCCCCGCCCAGGTGCGCAAATACCTGACGGTACCGCTCAAGCGGATCAGTAGCCGAATCCGGATCGAGATCGTCGCCAAGGCCAGTGATATCCCAACCCTGCATGATCTCGCGCGGGACGCTAAGGGCTGGTTCATTGATGGCAAGGTGTACCTGGTTGCAGAGAATATTCGCAATCAGGGTGATGCTATTACCGCGTTCACGCATGAGACCGTGGGGCATCTGGGCCTCGAGGGCACACTGGGCCGGCGCAAGACCAATGAGCTCGTCGGTGATATCGTTAATATGAAGGTCGAGGAAATGATCGCCCCTGGTACGCATCCGGAACTCGCAAAGATTCTCAATATCCTGCGCCGGAACTATGTTGACAAAAAAGGCGAATACACGCTAAATCCACGTGATGAAGCACTGGAAGTAATTGCTCATATTGCAGAAAGCAAGCCGAGAGTCGGTATGTTCGTTGAGATCTATAATAAGATTCTGAACTGGTTGCGGCAGCAGCTGGTGAAATGGGGTATCGGGGATCCGGATATAGCCCAGATCGAGGATGCTCTGGTACGCGCGGTTGACTTCGTGAAGGATCCACCATCGTACTATACCGGTGAAGATATGGCCGGCGCGGCAGCGATGCGGTCATCGCCCAAGCTGCGCGTTGCCGGTATCGGCAAGGATGGAGAATTGTATATTGGGAATCCTGGTGAATTACATTTACATTTGCTTGACAGATATGCCGACAAAATACAAGCGAATGCTGGTTTACCGGTAACCGAAAGGCCGTGGGATCAACTCGGTTTTGCCGATAGCGAGGGTAATTTTCTGACTCGGGAAGAAGCCTTGATAGTGGTTCAGGAAACGATACCAGGGTTTGAGCCTTGGGATGCCTCTTTTACCCCAGAAGGTGAATCGAAACTCGACGCACTTGATTACAAAACCCGAGTTAAGCCTGCACAAAAACCATTAGCGAGCCGCAGGCCTGGCGAACCGGAACCGAGCGAGCACGAACAAGAGGCTTTCCGAAAGTTGGGCCTCGGCGGCAAGAAAACCCTGTGGCAGAAACTCAATAACCTGCGATTAAAGGTCGTTGTTGAGACACTGGACGCAATGGCTGGTCGTGGATATGAAGGCCTGTTCGATGGCCTGATCGAGATCAAGCGCAGGGAAATTGAGTCTGGTGTTGGTATTGGTGCCAATGACTACGAGAATTCCGCCTACGTTTCAGCACGCATGGCAACCGGTGTCGCGGACATGATGACCCACGTACTGCATTACGGGGCCCTACAATGGCAGGCTGGTGTCGCCGCCCATGTCGAAAACACCCGTGGGCTACTCGACCTGTTTAATGATCTGGGTATTGATAAGCTGAACGACTGGTTGCTGTGGATGGGCGCACATCGTGCCAAGGAACTGATGAAAGAGGGCCGCGAGCGCAATCTGACTGAGGATGAAATAGCCGCAGGTATCGCCAAGGCTGGTCCGGAAGGTAGCGAAACGCACAAACTGTTTAATCGCATCAAAAACGAATATGCGTTCATGAACAAGATGATGCTGGATTTCTCGGAGACAGCAGGCCTGATCGATCCGATCAAACGAGCCGAGTGGGAGAGCGACTGGTACGTGCCGTTCTATCGCATGTCCGAGGGCGAGCTCGAGGGGCCGCGCATCAAGCGAGGCCTGTCGCACCAGAGCGCGGGGATCCGCCGCTTGTTCGGTGCCGACATCCCGACCAATGATCTGCTCGAGAACATCATGACCAACTGGCTCAAGCTGACCGATTCCGCGGTGAAGAACCATGCGCTGCGCCTGATGATCGATAACTTCGAGGAGACGGATTACATCACCAGCGAGACCATGCGGTTCACGAAGGCTCTGGTACCAAAATCCGAAATTCGCAAACGCATTGTTGCTGACCGTGCTTTTGCAAAGCAGGTAGCGGAGTACCTGGGCATGGAGGAAACCGCGAACAATATGGAGATTATCAACGAGGTTAACCAGATCCCGAGCCAAGGCTTCGAGCAGCTGTGGGCGCTGACTGCACCGAAGGATCCTGATATCGTGCGCGTCAAGCGAAATGGTAAAAACGAATACTGGCGCGTTCACATACCAGGTCTGTTGCGCGCGGTAGGGCACATCAATGAAAAAGGGATATCGAACAGTCAGGGAATGCGGGCCGCGCGTTGGTTCAAGCGACTCCTGACAACCGGTGTCACTTCCTCGCCTGATTTCATGTTGCGTAACTTCATCCGCGACGCGGCGCACAGCTGGGCGATCAACCCCGACAATATGTGGTTCGGAGTGGATGCGTTCAAAGGCCTGAAAAAAGCGCTCGACGAGGATCCACTTTACCGCGCGGCAATGGCCTCGGGCGCGTCTTTCCAGGGAGGGTATGTCCATGCGACTGACCCTGCAGCCTCTGCCCAGATCCTCCGGCGCGAGCTCGAGAAGGCAGGCCTGACTCAGGAAGCCATTCACGGTCATTTTGGCAGTATTATCAACACACCGCGCAGGTTGAAAAGTGTGCTCCTGCAGGGCTGGCAGCACTACCGGACTGTAGGTGACAAGATCGAGAACGCGAATCGACTGGCAACACTCGATGCAGCGATCAAGGCGGGCAAGCCAATGGCGCAAGCACTGTTCGAGTCCAAGGATCTGATGGACTACAGCCGGCGCGGTAACTTCGCGATGTTGATCGCCTTCACTGACATGATGCCATTCCTGAACGCGCGTATGCAGGGTGTCGACAAACTGGGCCGCGCTGCCAAGCAGGATCCAAAGATCATCGCGCGCAAAGCGGCCATGATTGGCACGTTCTCGGTTATCCTGGCGATGATGAACGACGACGACGAACGCTACAAGGAGCTACCGGACTGGGAGAAAGACGCTTACTGGCATTTCTGGATCGATCTGGGCTCACCAACAGATGGCCACTGGCGGATCCCGAAGCCTTTCGAGCTCGGTGTTCTCGCCGGCACTCTACCCGAGCGCGCATATCGTGTGTGGGTCAGCAAGTCACAGCCGAGTGAAAAGTTCTTGTGGTCGCTGCAGCACGGACTGATGGAAACCATGAATATCAACTGGGGGATCCCACAGTTTGCACTGCCAGTCGTCGAGGTCACGCGCAATCGGTCGTTCTATTTCGATCAACCGATCGAGAGCATATCGGACGAGGGGGTGATCCCGAAAGAGAGGTATAACGCTTTCACCAGCAACACTGCGATCGCACTGTCCGACAATGCCCTGGCCGAGTGGATGGGGATATCGCCGAAGCAGATGCAGCACCTGTGGAATGGTTACACCGGCACTATGGGCGCCTACGCACTCAAGCTGGGCGATATGATCGTCCGTGGTGTCAGTAATCAACCCAGCCGCGAGGCGATTATGCCGCACGATATACCTATCATGCGCTCGGTCTACCAGGGCGATCGCAAGAAAGGCACCCAGTGGGCAACCGATTTCTATGACCGGCTACAGGAAGTTCGCGAGATCCATTCCACCATGAATCGATATCTCGAGCAGGGCAAGCGACAAAAAGCCCTCGATTATCGCTTCGAGCACAAAGGCAAACTGAAATTGCGCCGGATGTTGGAAAACCGTGGCAAGATATTCGGACAGCTGCGCGATAAGCGCGACCGGATCCTGAGAGACGAGGAGCTAAGCCGGTCCGAGAAGTACCAAAAATCGCAGGAGATCCAGGCACGAATCAATCAAATCGCCAAGCAGATCGAGTCTCAGACCCGCGCAGCATTTTCGGAGTAGTGAATGGCTATTCAGGAAGTTGTCAATTGGAGTACAACCCCAAGGGATAATGTAGCCCACCACCCTGTCGGTCCCGATGGCAGGACAGCCGTAAGATCCTCACTGAGTTTCCAGCAAATGCAGGCTGCGATCGCACGGTGGCGCGATACCCTTACTCACCCGGTAGATAGTGTGTTCGGTAGAACTGGCGCTGTCACTGCGTTGCAAGCTGACTACGACGCGTTCTTCCTGACCCCAGCAGAAGGGGATGCTCTATTCCTTACACCAGCAGAGGGGAATGCTGCGTACTCTGCTTTAGGGCATAGCCACGACCACACGGCATTAACCAGTATAGGCACAAATACCCACGCTCAGATAGACACTGCGATAAGTAATAGTGTTGCCCACCTGGCTGACACCAGCATCCATACAGAAGACAATCTATTAGCTCACCTTGCTGGAGCTGAGACTATTACTGGGGCGAAGACATTCAGTGCTGCTGACACTTGGTTTGGAGCGTCCGGTATTAGAATAGATGCCTCTGAGGGTATTTACTTTGAGGACAATAAACACGCGATAACGTGGAACGACGGCGCTGGCAATTTCAATATACGTGTGGGGAATACAGATCAGGGAAGCGGCGAGCTTTGCACGGAAGCGGGCTATGCGATGAAACAGGAGTACACGCAATCAACAGGCACGTTACTACTGGAAGTGTCAAGTGCATCATTGGCTGTTGATGACCCTATAGCTTGGAGGTCACAAGTTTCGATAACTCCAACAGCAGTTGCTCTCAGGTATGCTGCGTCAACCAAGATTGCTACAACCACTGGAGGAGTGAGCGTCACTGGTGATATAGCTGTTACTGGTACCGTCGATGGTATCGATATAGCAACTGACGTTGCAGCGAATACTACCCATAGGGGGCTAACCAACCCTCATCTGGATTGGACTGCGGATCAGGGCGGAACAAATATCCATGCTGGCAACTACATCAATACTGTATACAGCCATCCGAACCATAGTGGTGATGTAACATCAGCTGGTGATGGTGCTCAAACTATCGGCGCTAAAAAAGTAACTCTTGCAATGATGGCTGATGGCATAGACGGGGAATTGTTTACTTGGAATACATCAGGTGTCGCCGCCAAAGTTGCAGTTGGCACTAGCACACATATTCTAACAAGTAATGGCGCAGGTGCTGCTCCAACATTCCAAGCAGTCCCCGGTGGTGGGGCTGACAGTGTTGGTCAGTCAGAATTAAAAACTGCTGGACAAACAGTATCAACAGGCAGTAATACCTATTTAATTGCGACGGGTGGTATTTACTGCATGGGACATACACTAAAGATAAGAGCTAGTGGGGGAACTTGGGTTGAATTGAATCGTCGCTCGAACGACACAAGTCAAAATGCAGAATGGCAGTTTACTGGTGATGGCGCGGGTTCTGGGACAGTAGTACTTTATTACGTCAACAGCTCCCCGCCATATGACATGGGTGAAGGTTATTGTCACCAGTTTGTATATGCCATGGTCGATAACACCACCAAAGAGATTATGTCAATGTCGATCTCTCGTGATCCAATCTGGATATATAATGGCCCAACTAATCTAAGACCATCTCGGTATGACAGGAAGACTGGTGTCGCGTACAGAACTATGCGAGACATGAGTGCCTTCCCAATAACATTGGCACAAGCTATGGAGCTGGGGCCAGACGCGGTTAGAGATTACTCACAAGCATTCTCTGAGGCGTCTTTATATGAGGAAGAGATTACGCAAGAACTAAAGCACAGAGACATGAACTCTGTTCCCCACGTATTCAAGCCAGTTGTAGGACAGACACGCATACTTCTTGATCCAATTAGTCCGGTCATGCGTCGGCTTAAGCGAATGCACCAACATGAAGGTGTGGGCGATTTAACTGCATTTGTTAAGAACTATATGAAGTTCGGTAACACACAACTCGTTAGAACAGGCCCAGCTGGAATATTGATACCCTCAGTAAGCTGGAAGAAAACTATATAATGAAATTATTAACATCATACTTAAAGATTTACACAGTATAATTTAATATACTGCTTAATGTTACCAACCTAAGAAGGGCAAGACGCAGCTTCTATTATTAATGCTTTCACAACTGCTGCTGAAGTAACCGCTTATGATGTAATTAATAGCCCATCCTGGCCGGTATAGCTTGGTTAACTTAAAATATTTCTCGATGTTTTGTCAGGATTTACCTTTCACTCGTCATTACCGTTACCCGATTATCTTCTTCTGCAGACCCTCGTTTAATTCCTGCAGGTCGTGGACGCGGATTTTTAATACCGCCACCTGTTGCGACAGAGCCTCAACTTCCGCACTATCCACCTGTGTCCCACCCTCGAGCTCGTCCAGTTTTTTGCGCATAGCTTCATTTTGGTTCTGGAGAGCATTGGTAGAATCCTTACCGCCTTGTTTGTCGAGCATGTGCACATCGATGGTTTTCTGCAGCCGGATGCCAAGATCGATCAGCTGTGTTACCGAAAATTCGCCGATCTCGGCTCGCATATTGGTTTCCTGATCCTGATTCATACATTCCCCAAGTAGATTTCGTCTTTAATAGGCATTCCCACGATCTTGATCTCGCCACCCACAACTGCCGGCGCCATTGAGTCAATTCTCATAGCACGATACCCCTGTCTTTTGATATGAATACCCAGTGGGTCGCCCAGACTGTTGTCGAAAGGGAGCTTCCATCCTTTTGAGCTGGCATTCACTCTCTCTCGGATATAGACCTCGCCTGTGAGCGCGTTTGCTACATAAACCGCGCTTCCTGGTACCAACCCCTGTAGAGTGAAGTTTACTTCGTTCGGGTCGAGAATGATCTTATCGTCGCCAGGCACCCATATCTTCATCACGCGATCGACGTTGATAAGGGCCGGCGCTGCGAACAATAGCGCAGCTGTTTTGACGCCTCCGCCCAGAAAGGCGCGGCGGGTAATGTTTTCGTCGAATAAACTCATATCAATTTCCTCCCCTGGGCTTCATTTTAAATATATGGCAGCACTGTCCTGTTCCAGCCAACAGCACATAAACCTGGATTACATCAACCTTAATTAAAAAAGGATATTTCCATGTCCACACCCATTCTAGCCGCGCAACAGACTCAAGTAACTTAAATTTTGGTTCGTTACTCATTGGATCGGCACCGGAGACGCGCCCATTGATTCCTCCTCGATCTCCTTGTAGGCGAGTCGAGGGTATGGATCACCAGAAACTATCTCGGTGTTCGGACAATTCGGGCACTGGTGCTCCATTTTCGGCGGTCCATCCGAGGCATACTGCCCAGTTGATTTCATTTCTGATCCGCAGTCGTTGCAGAACAGGCGCTCAATGAATGTATCTACTCGTTTTCGTCTAATCATCGGTAGTGGTCCTCTGTGCTGTAATCGATTTCAGGCTCCTCGAATGGTGCTTCCCAGCCCTTGGGCGGAACCTCACTGCAGTACGGGCAGTCTGGGCAGTCATATAGGGTGAAATGCCTGGTTAAATGCGGTTCACCCAGATCTCCCTCGGCGTCATGTATTACCCCCATGTTGCGATGGTCGCATTCTTCCTCGGGCCGGTAATCCTTGTCAGGCGGGCCACCAAATTCAAAGAAACCGTCGTTATCACCAACGCCAGGGAGATCTACTCGTTTAAGTTTACTCATTCGGGTACGTGGAACATTAGTAAGCCCGCTCGAAATGCCGAGAGGCCAGGTTGCGGTACAGCAGGTCGTCGCTGGTGGAGTAATACCGGCTCAGTCGCTCGCGCATCTGCAAGAGCAGGCGGTCCATTGGATCTTCGGGCTGTGGTCCAGCCCCTCCCGTATAATCATACGGGGCCAGGTGGGGTTGCAGCAGGCGCAGCGCCTCATCGTAATACCGTTGGTTTTCTTCGCGCTCGCGCTCGTACCAGCCGACCTGCTTTTCGAGGCGGCTAACATCTGATTGTAAGTCTCCGCACCGGCTCTGTGATCGGTCGTATTTCTCATTGGCTGCGCGAGCATCACGGCGAGCATCGTCGAAATTGTCCTGCAGCTCGATCAACTGCTCCTGTAGTTGTACCTTTGTTGGCATATTATTAGTACCCCGTGTCGGCTGATTTTGGCTTACCGTGGCATTTCTCACGCGGCCCCTCACAACCCCAGCAAGGATTACGCCCTTTGGTGATTTCATCCATCACAGTAGCGCCGTTGAGTAGGTAGGTTTGTGGAACATAACCCTGCATCTTAGCCATTCTTAGCTGGTGATCGTCGATATCGGCAGCGTCTTGTTCGAAGTAGTGTGGTTGCATAACTCCTCCCAGAGTTGGTTGCTTCGAGTGGGCTCGAACCACTATCTTCCGATTATCGATCGGGTGCTCTACCATTGAGCTACAAAGCAAAAAAAGCGCCCAGCCTCATAAGCTGGGCACAAGTCTCATCAATCACATACTTCAACGTAGCACAACAGGTGAATGTAACTGATGAATTCAAAAAAGCGCATTCAAAGGAGTACAACCGCATTCCTGTTTCCTAGTGAACCGGGCTTTGCACTCAGAAGCAGTAGCTTCTGGCTACTGTTGGAGGTTGGATACGAGTTATTGTTTTCATGCCCGCACTCCTTTGGATGCGCTCTTAATCAAGATCGAATAACCGTGTGAAGCTCAATCGAAACCCCTTTGTTCTGTACATGATACGGACATATTCCGTTTTGAAATTCCTTTCTCCTTTCCTCATTTTTTGCAGCATGTCGGGGCTGACATCCAGGAGATCGGCAGCGGCAGCAGTGCTGCCAACATGGTTTACGAATCGGTCAATTTCACGGTTTGGTATATAAGCAGGTGTAGTCATAGGAAAGGGATGATAATACAAACAGTATGAAATAGAAATAGATTCGCGCTACTTTTGGTAGTATTATCGATAGCTCACGCCATGGGCTACCCATGCGTGTAAAATCCAACATCCCTGAAACTGGAGTAATTGAATGAGACAACAACACACGACCATCCCGTGGGGCCCGGTCATCCCCCATGAAACCTACGAGGGTTATGTCGCCTTCTGTGAGCGGCAGAGGGATCGCGTTAGGCGAATAAACCCCGATTTCGAGCGCAGGCACCAGGAGCGGCGGGAAAGCCCGGTACAATACAAACATCACTCAATGGGGGTAAACAATGCTATCACCTGAACAGAGACAGGCCCGCAAGGCGGGAATCGGAGGCAGCGATGTGGCTGCAATTATGGGAATGTCACCATGGAAGACAAGGCACGAGGTCTATCTGGAGAAACGCGGCGAGATCGAGGAAGAAAATATCGATGATAAGGAAATTATTATTTTTGGTAACCTGCTCGAGGATGTCGTCGCCGGTGAATATGCGCGCCGAAACAAGGTAAAGGTCGAGCGCCGAAACGATATGATCAAACACTCTAAGCACGAGTTTATGCTGGCAAACATCGACCGCAAGGTAGTTGGTGTGAAGAAAGGGCTCGAATGCAAGACTGGTGATAAGTACACCCGTGGCAACTGGGGCGAAGCGGGCACTGATCAGGTGCCTGACTACTACCATATCCAATGCGGCCACTATATGAACGTACTGGATTACCCTGTCTGGGATCTGGCAGTGTTGATCGGCGGCAATGAGTACCGTGATTACACGCTAGAGCGTGACAAGGAGCTGTCCGAGTTGATGGAGGAATCCTGCATTACGTTCTGGGAACAGGTGACAAAGGGCGTCCCGCCTGAGATCGATTTCGCGCACCAGTCCACCACCGGCTTGATCAAACGCATGTACCCCGGCACCAATGGTGAGGAAATTATCTTGCCCGAGGATCTGGAGCGTTGGCATCAGGTCAAACTGGACTCTGATGAAGAAGTTAAGCGCTACACCGCTGTATCTACTGCCTGCAAGGCACGCATCCTTGCTGCAGTTGGCGAGAATGCGGTCGGGATCCTGCCAAACCTGGGCACGCAGTACAAGCGTAGCGAGGTTAAGAAGAAGGAATACGTCGTCTCAGCAACCAGTTATTTCCAGATGCGAAATAGCAAATACACCCCCCCAAAGGAGGGAAAAGCATGAATCAGGTAGCTAAACAAATATCACCGGTCAATCAGTTTAGGAGCGTCCTCGAGGGAAGCATGAGGGCAGAAGTTGCCAAGCAGCTGCCCAAGGGCGTCGACCCTGATCGATTCATCCGTACTACCATCACTACTGTACAAATGAACCCCGAGTTGTTGAATGCCAATCGCTCCAGTTTGTTTGCATCTTGCATGCAGGCCGCTAAGGATGGGTTGCTGCCGGATGGTCGCGAGGCCACCATCCAGATCTATAACACGAAGATCCGCAAGCCTGATGGTGGTGAAGAATGGGTCAAGATGGCGCAGTACATGCCTATGGTTCGCGGCCTGATCAAGAAAATGTACGAAGCTGGCTGCACAAAGGTCGACGGTGTGGCTGTATATGAAAAGGATGATTTTGTTTATGAGCTGGGTGACGATCCAAAGATTGAACATCGCCCTTACTTGGGCACCGAAGATCCAGGGCCGGTTATTGCATCCTACGCCATTGTGAAACTTGAAAATGGTGAAATCAAACGGGAGGTCATGCCGCGCCGCGATATCGATAAGGTTCGTGAGGCGAGTAAATCCAGTAGCGGACCGGGTTGGTCGATTTGGTACGATCAGTTTGCTATCAAAGCCGTGCTGAAACGGATCTACAAGCAGGTACCAGGGCGCAGCGACGAGTTCGAGGCAGTCGCCGAAGCGGATAATCAGGCTCTGGGTATCACTTTTGATAATCATCATGCCGAGGACATGCCGGTGCCGGCGCTTGAAAATGAGAAGGAATCGGTTAATACAGGAGCCGCTAAGCGACTTGTTTCTAAAATCAAGGATAAGGTCGAGCCAGATGGTTTGGCGCCTGAGAATGCCGCACAAGAGGCCGAGGAGGCTATTGTGGAAGGAGAGTCGATGTCTATTCGGGGTACTGAAGGTCACAACCCAGAAGCAGAGGAAAAGCCGAAACTCGAAGACATCCCCGGCTTGACAAAGGGTATGAAAACCAATGTGAAGGATGGCAAGAAAGACCCGAAGGACCAGAGCACCGCGGAGTACATAGCCGACATGGATAAGCCCAGTGACGTGGAGGGTGGTAGCGATGATTAAAGTCGAATTAACATCGTGGGAAATGGTACAGGCTGCGATAGCTGGTGTTATGCGGAATATTGAAAGCCATAAGTTAGGCCGAGAAGCGGGAGGGCCGCAAGATCGTATGTGGCAGCGCCATGTAGAGGGAGCACTGGGTGAGGCTGCAGTTGCAAAGCATGTAAATGTTTATTGGACAGGGAAGGGCGAGCTCTATGATTTTGATGTTGGTAACTTTGATGTCAGGACTGCTGATGCGCACCACAAGCGACTAATACTGCATCCGGAGGACGATGATGCTCGTAATTTTTGGTTCGTCACTGGGATCATGGGAAGCTACCAGATACACGGCTGGATCCTCGGTAAAAAGGGAAAGCTCGGGAAGTACTGGCAAGACCCTGGTACCGGTAGGCCGGCTTTTTTCGTACCTAAAGAGGCGTTACAAGATCTGTCTGAGTTTGGAAGTTGATCTCACTACGTGATTGGAGTTAGAATATATATGCACGCGGCTTACTCGGTTTCGAACCCGAGGACAGCCGACAGCCCCGGTCGCCGCGTTGCTTTTTTTGGGCTAATTTGAGGGCTATATGGACACACCTTATTACCGCCAGGCACAATTCTCTACCTACGACGAATTCCTGACCTGGTGGGATTCAATCAACCCACTCGATGAATACTCATTCGCGATCCGCAAGGAATTTTACTGGCTAAAGGAATCGGTCGAGGAAGAAATCGAACGCCTACAATTCAATCAGGATCTATACCGCGCTTATATCCAGCACGGGAAGCGATTCCCTGTCGAAGTACATGATGCGAGGATGGTGGAATTTCACCGGCTCCGTAGATTGAAGGGGTCGCTGTAGTGCATTATTTTAAATTCGACATTGAAAAATGGGTGCAGTCTACCCGCCATTTACTACCAGAAGAAGAAGGTGTCTACCTACGCATTGCCCTCCATTATTACGACACCGAGCATCCGTTACCACTCGATAACCGAATGATGCTCAAAAGACTCCAATTACTGTCATATCAGGCCGTTGTGGATGATATTTTAGCCGAATTCTTTGTAAAAACAGAGAAAGGATGGTTTCACAAAAAAATTGAAGTGAATTTGAAAACTTATCGTAAAAACAGAAAAATCAACAAAGATAACGGGGCAAGAGGCGGGAGACCAAGGCTGTATAAGGCTCTTATGGAAACCGAAAATAAACCGGATGGGTTATTAAATAAAACCGAACAGAAACCGGACGCTAAGGCAATTAGTAACTATGAATTAGGAACTAAGAACGATAAGAGTACGCGCGCGGGCAAAAATGGAAAATTCAAAATACCCAAGCCAGATGAAGTTCAAGCGTATCTCGATGAACTCGGGGAAACTCGTTTCACTGGTCAACAGTTCCATGATTCAAATCAAGCCAAGGGGTGGGTAGTCGGTAGGAACAGAACACCGATGAAGGACTGGAAGGCCGCGGTACGCACGTGGCGGAAATTTCGCAATGACGAAGACAAACCACAATCGCCTTACGCCGAGGGTGCAATATGAATGCCTTCATCCGATTGAAGAATACCTTCATCCGGTTTAAATACCTGCTACTAACCTATCGGGACTACAACGCAATATTAAATCGCTGTGCCACGGTTGAGCAGTATCTCTATGACTGCTCGAGGGGTAAGCGGTCACTACCAACAACAACGGATTGTCACAAACTTATGCGCCACCTGGGCACAGGAGAGAAAATATGAAGCGAAGTGAAAAACAGAGGTTATTTTTAAAGACGTTTATGGAGTTAATGTTGTGGGCGCACGATCAAGGGTATGAATTTACCTTTGGTGATGCGAATGCAAAAACCGGCCATATCGCCGGTAGCTTTCATTACAAGCGATTAGCTATCGATGTTAATTTGTTCATCAATGGCGAGTATCAAACCACCACAGAGGCCCACAAACCTATCGGTGAGGAGTGGGAAAAAAGGGGCGGCACATGGGGTGGACGTTTCAGGAAAAAAGATGGTAACCATTATTCATGGGGTGAGCGCAGAAGTAAATTATGAACTAATCACTGTATAGAAAATTAAACAACTGTCACCCTAGTATCTCTCGCGGAGTGGTTTGGTGTCTTCATTGTGGGAAGTCTCACAAGGTAAATTCGGGACAATCAATGAAAACCGGTTGGCCTAAATGTTGTGGTTACACAATGACAATTGACAGTCCAGAAGAAAGACGGGGTTTGTCAGTACATAATGAATAATCCAAACGTACAAGGCGCATCACAGAAATTAATCGAGGATTTGACATCGCGGGTTGCTGAACTGGAGGCAAACGTAGGGTTTTTTAAATGTTGCTTATTATCTGGTGAAATGCCGAAAGATGGTGCTGAACCCTACCCACCGGAGAAAACAGAATGAGTGAGCAAGAATCAAATACTATTGAGTCGCTAAAATATCAAGTTATCCAGTGGAGAACTTTGGTCACTAAATATCTTCCAGAAACCAGGTGTGATCGAGATGATGTGGAAGCAATTTCATCCGTTATCGAAGAGTTGACAGCGAGGGTCAAGGAACTGGAAACGGATATTGGTAAAATGAATGGATGTCGTTCATGCAAAGTCTGTGGACAGGATTATGCAATCGCTGAAATTGCGGAGAGAATGGGGTTTCGCCCTGACGTTGGTGCGTTAGAAATAAGGAAACTTCAGGCAGTAGTGGATAGGCTGGCTGATGACTGGATAACCAATTCTGATGAAAACAAAGCAAGTAAATTTGATCTGCGTTGTGAAATTCACGCCCGCATCGAATACGCCGCCAAACACGCAACGGAGCAATCAGAATGAGTGGCAATCTCGATAAACTTCAAATCATCGGTCCTAAAAGAACAGTCCCGCAGGCTGAATATATATTACAACTTGAAGCCGAAATCGCCGAACTTCAGACAGTAGTGGATAGGCTTAACAATGCGCTCAAAACAATAGCCACCCATAAGGTGATTGCCGCTGGTATTGCGGTCCGTATTGCCCGAGGGAACCGTATTAATGGCTAAAGTATTATCTAACTCCAAGGTTGAAATGACAGTTACTCTGGTGCTAACAGAGGTCGAGGCGAGAGCGTTGGCAATAATGCCATGCTATGGAGCCAAGGCCTTCCTGGAGGGTTATTACAAACACCTTGGAAAGCACTATATGAAGCCATACGAGCAAGGAATTATAGACTTGTTTGACTCGATCAACAGACAGCTTCCAGCACACATCAGGAAGGCTGACGCCGCCAGAAAAGCATTTACCGAGGCCGAATAATGTGTGAGCTCAAACATTGTAAATCCGGCGACGAGGGAACTATCAGGGTGAACGAAAATATCG